GTAAGCACCATCTGAGCTGAGGTAGAGTGGATACGAGTTGGAGCACGCAAACCGCTTATGTTGTTAAGGAACTGGGTGGCAAACTCACCTTTGTCTTTCAGCGATACTTGTCCATCTTGATCGTCAAAGATCTCATGGTAAGTATTAAGAGCTTTGTTGGTGAGGACTCTGATTTTTTCAGAAATTTTTTTAGCTTCTTGATCCCGCCCGTAGCGAATCTCAGAAAGTTTGCGCTCACCAAGCTCTGAATTCAAAGTATTAGAGACAGTCTGAGGATGTATGCCTAAAATATCTGCTATCTCACAATGCTTATGACCCCGAGCAGCTAAATTCACAATCTCATGATTGCGCTGCCAAAGGGCCTTAATATCGTAAGTTTTACGCTCAGCAGTACGTCTCAGGTCAGGTTCCCTAAACTCAAACCCATATAGTCCATTCCTTGTCTGTATAGCTGTATCTTCACTCATATTTACACCTCTCCATCATACAATACCATTATATCATACCTATAACCTTTTGTCAACGTAATTTTCAGTACATTTGAACATACTATGTGCCAAGTTTGTTTAATTTTTAAACAATCTATTTTTCAAATTAAGCGTACCAAAATGTACAATGTTGTACATTCTATACTTTTACAGACAAAATGTGAGGGAGTCAACCCGCGCGAGTATGACGCTCAACTCCCCCTATGGGCATGCCTGCTGACAATATCGGTAATCATTTCACAAGCTTACGATTTTGCTTGACATTGGCAGTTTGCAATGATACGATGGAATCATAATTTGCAAGTTTGTTCTTTGATAATCAGGTGCTATAATCGCTTAGGTTATAGATAACACAGGCAGGTGTTGGTAATAAGCCATAGGAGGGCTACTATGAATACTATTACCAATACAAAGGACTATGTAGTCAAGGGTATATTCTCGATTAATGCTTCTTTCAAAAAGGACAATGAGAGTACTGAGTCCAAGAACGTAGTCTTGAGGGTGCACTGCGACAATGTACCTTTGTCGGATATTGTTACTAAGGCTTTAAGTCCTATAAGAATATCCTGGCAGAACAATGTCGGCAGGAAGAACTTTGACACTATCAAGGACCGTAGTACTATCAACATCGACTTCTCCAGTCCTGCTAAGAAAGTCAAGTCTGACGAGGAGAAGATTGAGGAGCTGGCACACAGCTTCATGCTGGCAGGCATACCTGAAGAACAAGCCTATGAACTGGCAACTAAAGCCGTAACTAACCCTGAACTGATCCAGAAATAACTCAACCTCCAACACCTGTCTGTGACCTGATTATCAAAGCACAAACTATCTCTCAGCCATAAGCAGTCATGCCTATGGCTTTTTTTATGCTCTCCCTATTCTACTAACTACGGGCTCGGACGATAGGTTTGTAGTGGGTAGCTCTCATCTGCCTGTAATTGTACCAAATATTACATTGACATCTTGCTAATAGATATGTTATAATGTTTGTAATGTTACTAATGTTCCATGTACTGCTGTTCGTGTAAGTGTAACTTGCACACAATATAACATACACACATACAAACTATAAGAACTATATATAGAGAGTAATATGTGTGTTTGTGTGTGTGTGTGCTTGTGTGTATGTTACACGCCTATGAACAAGCATACCAAGAACAAACATACAAACAAACAACAAACAACAAACAAATGAGGGGAGGCATAACTATGGATGAGAAGAGTAGGAGGGAGAGTAGTATTAGTGTGCAGAGTAGAGTGAGTGTGATAGACCTGGCACGACTTGACTGGTTCTGGTCTAAGCAAGGAGTGCAGATGAGAAGTATGAGTCAGTTAGTTAACTGGAGTCTAATGGAGATGGCTGATCAGTTAGTTAAGCAAGGGCACATGGGAGATGAGGTTATGAGTAGTGTGTTGTCTGCTCATAAGTATTTACAGACCAGAGGGCTGTATCAGAGGAGTCATGCTAAGAGGTCTGGCAGCAGACTGGCTATGGCTATTAAGTTTGAGAGTATGAGGAAGGCTGGATTAGATCCTGAGCGTGAGCATCCAAGGGCACATGGACAGATACATAATGAGTATTCTATTGAGAGTCATGCAGGTCCTGATTATAAAGAGATGATTAGTCAAAGTGAATGGGATGAGATAAAGAAAGAAAGACAAAGAGCTAAACATGAAGAATATGTTAGGGCTAAGGAGCAGACTTTAAAGGATGCATGTGAGAGTGGTGTGATAGTAGATCATTATACAGGTGCCAAGTGCAGAATACCTGGTGAGGGATTCACACCTGGTACAAGGAGTGAGGAACTGGATAAGTATGATGAGGCACGTGAGAAGGAAATAAGAGCTAAAGAGAATCAACCACCTGATACAAGTAAGATGATATTCGCTGATGAGTAATAGATTGTTTAATTTTTGAACAAACTATGACTCATTAAATAGTCAATTTTCAAATAGCTGTCAAATAGGTATTGACAACTGCTGGTAGATATGGTAAAATGGTATTGTGTGATTAGTGATTAAATAGTTGATGGAAACTATGGAAGGAGGTGAACAAACTATGGCGAAACAGATTACAGTTAATAGAATAGCATTACAGGCTATCAAGAACCATGCTTACATGAGGAGGTTTCATCCAGCTACAGCCGTACCTGTTAATGATCCTAATTTGAGCCAGTGGTCGTTTCCAGTTAGCGATGAAGTATTTAAGGCATTGAGCAAGCACTGCAATCCAGCTGATATAGATGAAGTCTCAAGGGTGTTGATTAGACTATGTAGTGATACAAAGTTAGATCCACCTAAATGTCAAGAATGTGGAAGCACACAGAAATTGTTTAGGCTGAAGGGAAGTAAAAGGATAATATGCGAAGACTGTTTAAGGAGGTGAAGAGATGAGCAGATGCAAACACATTATAGATACCGTAGGCTTGCCGACCAGAGGTGAGAGGTGTGATAACAGAGTTCGGACTATCGCTGACAGAAATGGCGAGTCGAAGAGAATGAAACTGGCTGAGGGATATGTAAGCCATCCATACACTCATATGTATGAGAGTGTGAAGTGTGAGAGTGGCTTATGCGAATTTCACTACAACATAAGATATTATAAAAGACTGGGACATGGGAGGGAGTCATGATCGAACTTCAAGACATGGTTGAGAGCAGAAGGGTAAGAGTAAAGGAACTCGAAGAAGCCAAACTCAATTTGGCTAAGTTGGAACTCGAGGTAGCAAAGCAGTTAATTAAGTTAGGAGAAACTGGATTTCTTAAGATAGACTGGATGAGAATGGAGCAAGCAGTCTACGGAAGAAGAGGAAGGAGGGAAAGATGAAACTTAGAAGTCCGAATGAGATCTTTGAAGCTGCAAAGCGTATAATGCTCGATGGTAAGGATCCAGTTAGTGAGTATGACTGGGCATTAATAGCAAACTTTGCAGCTGTCAACATTCATGAGTCAGTTGGCAGTGCAGCACTAAAGTTCTTTATGATGATCTATAATTCTCCTCTCGATGAGGAGTATTTAGAAGGGTGCTGGAACTATCACAACAAACAGACGATAGAGGAAAAAGCATAATGAGAGTACTGACCTGTGAGCATAATGGGATAGAGTATGAGTTTCGTCTACTCGAAGCCAGCCGAGTGATACAGGTCACAAAAGGCGATACCTTCATGTACACACTAAGCATGAAGGGTCGCCTTTTTGTTTGCACTTGTCCAGGCTACACCTATCACGGAAAGTGCTGGCATAGAGGTATGGTATCAGAAGTTATTAACTCACCAAGGATAAATGAGCCTTGGGCTATTTGGGCAGAGGAGGCTGAGGTATGGAAGACAAAACATATGAAGAACTCGAGGATCAGTTATTAGATATATTGTTAAGTGGCAATACCTTCTGGGGCAAGTTCACTTGTGCTAATTGTGGCTCCAGACAGACATTTGAGGTGCCTAATTTACTGTTCACATCAGGTCAATGTGAGGAGTGTGGAGGTGTAACTAAACTAAGTAAATGGGGAATCACTGTACTCTTAAGGAGGGAGAGTCCAAGTTCGTTTAAAAATTAAACAAACTGTAGGAGGAAGAATGGAAACACAAGCTAGTACAAAAGAGGCAAGAAAGATTTTGAGAGCTCACTCTGAGCAGATAATCACAAGTCAGTTCTTTGTTGATCAGTTTCCAAAAGCATCTGGGAAGAGGATCTCGAATCTAATAACTAACCTTAGAATAAGAGGAGATTTAGGAACTACCAATAAAAAAGGAGTATATATTAACAAGTACCTCGTACAGCCTAAATATGATGGCTCCCGCAGTAAGGTTACAACTGAGGCAGAAGAACCTAAAACCCAGCTTTCAGCAGCCAAGGTGGGAGAGTCAATCATAGCTTACATTGACACTTTGAAAGGTCAGATCAGGGCTGAACGTGAGAAGAACGATAAACTCAGAAGTTCAATAAATGGCTATGTAGCAGATGGAAAGAACTATAGAGCAAAGATCCAATCTTTAGAAGGCCTTGTGGAGACAATGAGAAATAAAGTTAAGGAATACAGTGGCAAGACCTTAGACATGGAGGAAGTAGCGACTGTAATTAGAAAGGGAGTCTAAACGAAAGAAAGGAAAAGCCAATGAGGACTGAGTTGCTGAGAAGAAAGGAAGACTTGTACAAAAAGGTTAGAGAACTTGTAAGTGAGAAAAATAGAATAGATCTCGAACTCTCCACACTGAAGGCAGAATACTCGGCTATAGATCGCAAGTTAGCAGAGATGAATGTCTGCTATTGTAGACCTGGAGAGAGTGGCAGACACGGAAGGAAGGCTACACTTACTCTGGAGCAGATACATGAGTTGGCACGCAAACTTGGAGTCAACTTAGATCCAGATAATAGTGATGAGGATGATTAAATGTACCAAAATTCACCTTGACTTTTTTCTGTAGATGTGTTATTGTAAGATTGGTTTTTCCAACGATGAAAGGAGGTGATATAGTAAAAGATATGAGATGCAAGATAGAGAAGAATATTAACTTTAACTTAAACTTATTTAAAGGAGAAAAGCTATGCCAGTCAAATTAGAAGTAACAGCACAAGTCCCTGGGAAAGACGGAAAGCCTGGATTAGGCCCGTGTACTATCGTAGTAAACACTGGGAAAGATGTTCAGGAAGATATTAAAATGTTTGGTGCTGAGGCTGTCAAAACTAATGCCGAGGCTAACTGGAAGGTAACTCTTCAGGGTAACATCAGGGCAGGTCTCAAAAGAGGTGAGACTGCCGAGCAGATTCAAGCCAGATTAAAAGATGCCAAGATGGGTGTAGCACAAACTGGTGCTAAGGTCGATCCTGTCCAAGCCTACTTGGCTCAGTTCCAAACTGCCACTCCCGAAGAGCAGCAGAAGATGCTTGCTGAACTTCAAAAGCGAGCAGCTGGTAAGTAGTAGTCCATTGTAGTCCTCCGAAAGAGTGCCCTGACTTAGGTTGGGGCACTTCTTTTTACTTAGAAAATGTACAGTGTAGGAGGGAGATAAAGTTTGTTCAAAAATTAAACAATCTTGACGAAAGGATAATAAGAAATGAGATTCTATGATGCTACGTTCTTTATACACAAAGGGACTGGTATCTTGGCAACTATGGATACCAAAAAAGATGAGTACTTTCCAATAACTCTCCGCATAAACAAGACAGGAGAATTCCACTCTACTCCATCTTTAACATTCTACTTTGATTCTTTTAGGCAGCTAATTAACTTCAAGAATTCACTAACATCTGCCTTTGATAAAGCTATGAAGGAGGCAGGTTATGACAAGTAGCTGGCAAAGATGGAAGGGGATAATGAAGTGCTATCCTTTTGATGAGACACGCTTGATGAAGTGGCAGCCTCCCTTTATAGTCCAGCCCAAGTATGACGGCTTTCGTTGTAGAGCTATACCACTTGAAACTAGTGTAGTAAGAAATGACTATTTATTCTTGTCAAGTGAAGAGAATATATTTCATAGTGTGCCACACCTTAACTTGGTGTTTAGTAGATTAGGTCTGCGTGCCGAGTTTGATGGTGAGCTCTACAATCATGAGATGTATAAAGAGGGAGGCTTCGATCTTATCTCTTCAGTTGTGTCACGCACTGTTAATCTGCATCCAAGACATCAAGAGATACAGTTTCACCTCTTTGATGTTATCAATGATCAGCCTCAGATGAGACGTCAGTTGTTAGTTGACGCCCTGCGTGGTCTTTCACCTTACATCCAAGTTGCACCATTCTGGTTATGTGAGAACTTAAGTGATGTAATGCGTGCTTATGATAAGATTGTAGACTTGGGATATGAAGGTATTATTGTCAGGCACTATCAAGCTCCTTATCAAAGGAAGCGATCAACTATGGTAATGAAGTTTAAACCAAAGAAGGAAGATACCTATGTCATTATTGGCTTTAACGAAGAATACTCAGTTGAGGGAACTCCCAAAGGGCGTCTTGGATCACTGGATTGCGCTTCGGGTGATGGAGATACATTCTCAGTTGGAACAGGGTTTAGTGATGATCAGAGGGAAGCACTCTGGAGAATTAGAGAAAGCCTTCCGGGAGCTATTGCGAGAGTACAATATCAACACTTGACAGCAGGGAAGAAGGTACCTAGGTTCCCTGTGTTTGTTGAGATAGTAAAAGAGGTACCAACAACCTAAACGAAAGGAGAATAAGATGAACAAGGAGAAAGACACAACTATTGATGCACCTAACGATTACAAAGTTACTCACAAGTTCTTCATCGCAGGTGTACAGCATCATCAGATGCACAAAGTTCTACAGCAGATGGAAGTAAATGACTTCATGCAGCTTGTTCCAGAACCCACTAATAAGTACGATCCTAATGCTGTGAGGATAGAATATCAGACTATGACTGACAGCGTGATGTGTGGCTACGTGCCAAGGAAATTTAGCTCTGACGTAAGTGCTGACATTACTATAGGCACCAAGCTTGCATGTGTAGTAGTTGAACTCAACAAGAATGCTAAACCTTGGGAACAGTGCAAGGTAGAAATCAGAGCACAGGAGGAGGTGTAAAGTGGCAAAACCTGTCTATTGTTCAGAGTGTGGAATGAAACTCTCTGTTACTCTTAAAGCATTGAAAAGCTATGGTAGGATCATAAGCTTAGTCGACCCTCATGTGTGTGCAGATGAGCCGATCCCTTTGGATCTAACTATGGAGGAAAATCCTTCTGATTATGGAGGAGAAAGACAGTTTGTTCAAAAATTAAACGATCTTCCTGATCCTGTATTAAGAGGTGCTGTTAGTACCGCAGACCTCCGTGATCGTAGGCCTCCAGATCAGGTAAGGACAACGGCTCCTGTTAATATCATACAGCAGATGAAATCTATGATAGGTACACACCCTGAGGGAGATATAAGTAAAGATCCTGAAGGAACCTAATGATGCGTAAAGTCTACATAGTTAACAAAAGCAATCATGACTTCAGTCCTGCACGTAACTATGGAGAACTTGTCTTCTTAAGTGAAGGCCCAATGAATCGCTACAGCACTAACAACATGATGAGGGCTTTCACTGAGAAGATGAGACTATCTCACGATGATGACTACATAGTTCCATGCTCACTGAACGTCATGAACTCAATAGCCTGTGCTATCTTCGCACATAAGCATGGGAAGCTGAACCTATTGCTTTTCAAAGAGGGTAGCTATATTGAAAGGAATCATGTACTATGACAGAGGGATGGAAGCTCGATGACTTTAACATGACACAAGAGGAGGTGGCAAGGGAGATGAGCATCTCTCAACAGAATGTAAATGATGCTCAGAAGCATGCACTTAGGAAGGCAAAAGAGGCTTTCTTAAGATTTTACACGTTAGAGGAAATAAGATCTTACATAAGATACTGTGAGAGGAGGTGATACTTTGACTTTCCCAATTCCCTACCATAAGTCTTGGGATATGAAGGACTCATCCAAGTTAGATACCTTTGAGGCTTGCAGACGCAAATACCTTTATGAGTATCTACTTGGATGGAGGCCTGATTATCCTAACCACGATATGTACTTTGGTCAGTCTTGGCACTTAGGCCGTGAGTACCAACTACTCAATGGCTACGAAGACTTCCAAGGTGCATATCAAGTTTTTATCAACTATTACCGCCAGCAGTTCCATCCTGATGATGATGCTATTTACTTGCCTAAGACTCCAACAGCTGCCCTCAATGGCTACATGACTTTTGCTGAGCAGAAGTCACGTGACCTTATTGACAATGAAGTTGTTGTCATAGATGGTGAGAAAATGACTGAAATATCTGGATCAGTGCCAGTCAGTGAGAAACGTGTCTTGCACTACCGAATGGACTCGGTTATGAGACGTAAAGAAGATGATAGAATCTTTTCCTGGGATCATAAGACGACTAGCGAAAAGTACATTAATGGAAGACAGTGGGCTGAATACTTTCACTTAAGTCTTCAAAATGGTACCTACACACACTGTCTTTACTGTATGTTCCCTATTGAGCAAGTGCTTGGAATAGAGTTCTGTGGCATAGGTTTTGCGTACCTAAAAAAGGGCTCAAGCGCTCGTCCTGCAGGCTATCATGCCACCCTACGCCGTGTCCCTGCGTTTAAAACTCCTGATCAGATGAACTCCTGGCTATGGACTGTCAATGCTATTTTAGATGACCTTGACTATGAGATGGAACGACTCAGCCAGTGCAAGGAAGGTGACCCAGTACTAATGGCCTTTCCTATGCGTGCTAAGAGTTGCACTGACTTCCGTGGTTGCCCTTATCATGACTACTGTTTAGCTTGGCAGAACCCACTTCAATATGCTTACGAACCACCTATAGGATTCAGAACTGAATACTGGGATCCTTCAGAGATGGACACAAGAGTTAAGAAAGACTTAGAATGGATTCGCTAAGAGAGGCATTAGAGTCTCTACCACAGGAATTTAAAAAGGCTCTAGAGATGTACTTTGGAATAAATCAGCCAAGAGCATCTTATGAATATATAGGTGATAAACTTGGTGTGACTACAAAAAGAGCTAAGCTGTTAGTAGCAAAAGGATTAAGACTAATGAGGCATCCTGATAGAAGTAAACACTTAAAGAAGTATATGAGGAGACCACATGGCATATGACTACAAAGATGAACTAAAGCGAGTTAAAAACTACTACGAAGGCGACCCTTTACAAAAGCGCTTTAGTGCTTTAGTGACAGGGGAAACTAATGCAGGTAAGACTTACTTGCTTAGGACTGCCCGAAGGCCTATTCACATAGACTCATTCGATCCTGGAGGAACAAAGTGCTTGCGTGATCTAATAGAATCAGGAGATGTAATTGCAGATACACAGTGGGAAGCTGATGATCCGTTCTCTCCAAAGACCTTTGCTGAGTGGATGAAGACTATTGATATTAGGATGAAGATTAAGTACTTCGATAACTTTGGAACCTACTGCTTAGACTCTGCCACTACCTTCGGTGATGCAGTAATGAACTATCAACTTGATAGTAAGTCAAGAGCAGGTGAGGCTCCTCAGCATCGTCATGACTATAATCCTCAAAAAGTTTACATGACAAACTATATCAAGAAACTAATGCGAATACCTTGCGACTTCATCATGACTGGGCACTTACGAGAGATTAAAAAGCTAATCAGAATAGACCCTAAAACAGGGATAGCTAACGAAGATATTAAGTACAGGTTCTACACAACTGGGCAGGCTGTAGTTACTATCCCTCTCTTATTCGATGAGATTTATGTGATAGTAGGTAAGGAACAGAAAGGACGAGAGCCTCAACGTGAGATGTTAATCGACTCGCTTGGAACTTACGTTGCACGCTCGAGGCTTAAAGCTAAAGGCAAACTAAGTGCTGTCGAGCCTCCAGACATTAAAGCTCTGTTGAAAAAGATAGGGCTTGACTGGAGGGATAAACCAAGGTTAGACACGAAAGGAGGTGATTAACTATTGGCTATGGCTCCCTTGGACTTAATCAAAGCTATCCAAAAAGGAGAAAACTACGAACAGTTAAAGAAAGAATTAAAGTGGTACAAGAACTTGGAGTTTAACAAGTGGGTTAGATTCCTAAACAAACACCCTGATAGGGAATTCAAAAGGAGAATGATTACTATGAGTTTAACTGACTACAGCGATTTGGAAGGCGAAATTAAAGACGCACCTGAGCCAAAGATCCTTGCTCGTGGAAGTGAGGTAAGAGCTCGCATTATTAACGTGAGAGAGGGAGTATCCGACAAGAACGGTGCTCAGTGGTATCAACCTGTATTTGATGTACCAGATGATCCTATGGTCATTGAGTTTAATGACTTCTTCTGGGACCTGGCAGATCGTAGCAAGCTCGACCCAAAGTCTGCACAGCGTGCTTTGTATAAGTTTCAGAAGTTCGCTGAGGCTTTTGGGCTCGACTACTCACGGCCCTTCAGTTGGACTGATGATCTGCTTGGCCTTGAAGGCTGGGTCATCCTTGGTGTGCGTAAGTCTGATGAATACGGAGATCAGAACACAGTTAGTAAGTATGTGGCTGGTCGTTAGGTCGTTTAATTTTTAAACAATCTTTGCCAGGGCTTAACCGCTCTGGCAAGGATTACAATAGGAGACTACAATGACTAACGAAGAATTCCAGATTGAAGTTGAAAAGGCTATCCTGCGTAGCAAACAGATACTCAACAAAAAGGAAAAGGAATACTCAGACGGACGTGATCGTCTGTGTCAGTTCAAACAGGTCGGCACCCTCAATGATATAGCACCTACAGAAGCTCTCTGGGGCATGGCTTCTAAACACATCTCATCGTTAGCATCTATGGTAAAAAGTCCCACTTCGTACAATTTAAAACAGTGGAGGGAAAAACTAAACGACCTTCGCAACTATACACTTCTGCTCGATGCGCTGCTGATTGACATAGGTGTAGAATGAGAGAAAACTTCTTCGGTGCTAAACAACAAAGATGGGACACGTACTACCATTCTATTTGCGAAGCAGTCGCTTCCAAATCACCTTGCCATTCCAGAAAGATTGGCTCTATCCTTGTTAAAGAAAGTATAATAGTTTCAACAGGCTTCAACGGCCCTGCTCGTGGCTACCCTCATTGTCATAGAGAGTGTCCACGTAAGCTAATGGCAGGCTATGAAAGTGGAAAGTTCCTTGACCACTGTCCTGCCACACATTCAGAAGCCAACTGCATTGTTAGTGCTGCACGAGTTGGTGTTTCGGTTAGTGGTTCAACTCTTTACATGAACTGTATCGTGCCCTGTAAAGATTGTATGAACCTATTGGTAAATGCTGGAGTGAAGGAAATAGTTATAGATAACCTAACTCCCTATCACGAAATCTCAATAAATATAGCTAAACACGCTGATGTTAAACTGAGGAGATTCAACTTATGAGAATAATGGTGCTCGGCTCAGATGGCTATATCGGTCACTCACTTGCACTTGACTTGTTGAAGCAAGGGCACGAAGTGTTCATGGGTGATAACTATTCACGTAGGCAAAGGGTTAAAGACGAAGGCAGTGACTCACTCACACCTATCTTATCTGCAGTTCACAGACGCAACTGGATTAGGGCAACTTATGGCTACAAAGTAGAGTTCGATACACTATCATTAGGAAATGATCATCCTATGCGTATCAGGTCTATCTTATCAGGCTTTGCTCCTGAGGCTATAGTGCACCTCGCTGAACAGCCGTCAGCTCCATGGTCTATGAAGACTCCATTCCATGCTCACATGACTCAAGCT